AAATATTGCTACATGATTAAGTCCAGCACTACAAATAGACATAAAAATTAAATCACCATTTTCTAACTTTTCATCTGGTCTAAGTTTTCTAAATCCAGTTCGCCAAGCACAACTTTCAAACATTGGATTATCAACAAACTCGTCATGTGTTAGTGGTCTTTCCCAATCTCTTAATTCAATATTTTTTGTTTCTTTGTACCAATCTCTTACTAAAGACCAACAATCAGTAACACCCCAAACCCATTGCCTTCCAAGTAAAGGTGCTTTATAACCTGATGGTTCAAGATAACCCCACTCTTCTGTTTTTGGATTAACAATATGCCAGGGTAATCCACTATCTTCACAACTCACTTTATCTGCCTGACTTGGTATAGGTGGATTTAAAGGGTGGCTATGAATGACAGCAACAATATCACCTGTGTTATCTGCTTTGACATAATCTTCTGGGTTTAATATAAACTCTTGGTAACTGGTTATAGCTAAATTTTGACAAGGATAATATTTTTTCTTGCCTTTAATATTTAACAAAAGACCAACAGATTCTTTTGGGTCTTGGTCTTTCGCATGAAGCAACGCATCTTGTTTCCAATCCATCAATTAAACGTACCAATACTAGGAAATAATGCACGAGTACATTGTCTTTTCGGTGCTCGAACCCCTGCCATATCTAAAGAAGCTGCTAATTCAAATTCTACTACTTCTCTATTTTCTGCGGATTTTCTATCTATTGTAAATACCTGACGTTTAAACTCTGCTGAAGGATCTGGTGTACCAAGTGGATTTGTATTACCAGGAAAATTTATAGCATCTAAAAACCTTGCCATTGTTCTTATTCTTGTAAAAGTAGCACCTGTTAAATCATTACCTCTTGTTACCTGATTTACACTTACTAAGATAGATGAGATTAGTCCTGTAGCATTACTAACTCTTAGTTTAGGACGAGGTAGTTGTCCACGCTGATATGCAAAACCTGTAGCTTCTATAGGAAATCTAAGATAGGTATTACCAGCAAAAACAATTTCACCATTAGCATCTAAGTTTGATCCTGCATGAAATCTATAAATAGTAGTTGCACCATGAAGTGCGTTATCTAGCTGTAGGACAAAAAGTTCAATAATCGCTGAAGGATTAATCTTTTGAACTTCGCTAAAAACAGGGTCAGTACTCATGGTTCAAATACTTGTCTAAATGTAACTTGCACTGTTGCTCTGTTTAAATATGGTATTGATTTACTCCATGCTTCGCAAACAAATTTAGATGAACTAGCTTCACCAGGAGGTTGAAAATCAAAACTAGCACTGTCATTAGCACGAGCATCAAGAAAGGTTTCTATAGTATCTGCTTCTGTTTCTGATACTTCAAAAGTAAAGTTAAATACTTTTGGATTTTGATGTTCAGCTATTCCAAATAAAATTCTATGTTCATATCCATCAGCAAAACGAACGGTGCGTGTTAATGGTGCAGATCGTTTCTGTTGCCCGTATTTAGGTTGGATCGAAGGAAAAGTAGCCATTATGCAAGTAAACCTCCAGGTCTTTGTTGCTGTACTATTTCAGATTGTACTGCTGCGGAAATAAGACGGCCAAGTTCTCTGCCACCTTGTTCATCACCTTCAACATTTGATCCAGAGGCATCTACGTTTACTACTACATTCGTAGAACTGCCTAACTGATTATTAGGAACTATAGTACCTGATCTACCTGGAACAAATAATTCTGGGCCACGTTCTCCGACAATAAAACTACCTCCTTTTTTAACTGGGCCTCCCTCTGCTCTTCCTGGTATTTTAAGCTCAGAAAGAAGATTGTCTACGGAAAATTTAATTAATGATCTTTGTATTTGAGCAAAAACACTACGAGCAACGTCACCAAGAGTTTTAGTACCATTTATCGCACTTTCTATTGCATCAACTATTCCGCTTTCTATTGTTGACCCAATTTCTTGGTAAAGTGCTTCTACTTTTTCTAATTGATTTATCTGATTTAGTTGCTTTTCCAAATCTTCATCGCTTAATTCAGTTCCTCTTTTTCTAAACTCAGCTATTTTTCTTTCAAGTTCTGCTTTTTCCCTACCCACTTCCAAAGATCTGTTAAGAAAATCTATACGCTCCTGTAAATTAGCTGCAATAGTTGGATCGGTTGACGTAGTAAACGCACTTGGTCCTCCTCCTAAACCTTCATCCATAGCTAACTTCAAAGAGTTTTGCATAACTGATTTTGTTAGCATACCTTGAACCATTTTTGTTTTCCCTCCTCTTACATTTTTATTTTTAGAACCTCTTTGTTCAGTTACTATTTCGTTAAATCTTGCTAAATCAGAGCCACTTAAACTTGCTTTAAAATTTGTAAATTGTTGAGGTACAGTAAAACCCGATAAAATCTTGTTAAGTGCATTTATAGCAGGAAGTATCGCTTTAGCTAATACTGCCTGTAGAGAAGCTCCTAATTGTCCAAAATTTCTAGCTAACTCTTTTGAAGATTTACCTAATGCCTGTACCCTTGCTAATCCATCTTTCCCAAGAGTAAGAGTTAATTCCCTAGTAAGTAACTTTGCTAATTCCTCTTGTTTACCTAATTTTTTAAGTGCCTCTGCTCTTTTCTCAGTTGCTTCACTGCTAAATAATGATTTTTCAGTAACAGTAGCTAGTGCTCCATCTACATCTTGTAATCCTTCTCCAAATGCTTTAACACCATTTATAACATTAGTTAATGTTTGAAGTGCTGCTGTAGCTGCAATACCCCCTGCGAATCCACCCATCTGTCCAAACATTCCACCGATACCACCGCCAAGACCACCAGCCAATGCCCCTAATGGTCCTTGACCAAACAGTAATGGAAAACCTCCACTTATAAGAGCACTTCCAAAATCAAATCCTCTAGTAGCTCCAAACTTTTTACTCATAAATCCTGTAAGCGGATTATTCATAAAGGTTCTTCTACCTTCTACATCTCGTGATTGTCTATCTGATAATCTACTAAAAGCTCCTTTGGCAGTTATACCCTGTGAAGCCGATAATTGTCTTTCAAGTTCGTTTTGTCTTAAAAGCTCTTGAGTTTGTTTTTGTTTTACCTTTAATTCGTTCTGCTCAATTTTCAACTCTTCCATTGCTAACTTTCTCTGAGTCTCTGCTGCTTTAAATAACTTCTTATTGTCTAAGACAGCAGCCTTGCGTAAATGTGATCTAGCTTTATCTACTTTTAACCCTTGTTCTTCTTGTTTTTGTATTATGTCTCCTATCTTACGGGTTTGGATCATAGATGCTCGTTGAGCATCTTGCATTTTTAATTTCTTCTCTTCTAATTTTTGCGTCTGAGCAGATATTTTTAGGGGTTTTGCTAAATTCTTTCTGAAATCTGCTATTCTTTTTTCCAACGTTTTTAATTTACCTTCTACTTTTGAGGTATCTAAGGTTATATTTACGCTGTAATTTGAACCAGCCACCAGAAAATTAATCAGATACTAAAAGTTTAGCGTACCTTACGCATTTGGGCTTGTTTTCGTGCGTCATCGTAGGCTTTTTTCTCTTGTTCAGCTTTTATTTCAAAATATGCACTCCAAGCAAATAATTCTTGGGTAGACATTTTTTCTCTTATTTCTCTATGGGTATAACCTAGTTTCTCTGCTATAAAAAATTGTAAAAATACAAAACTATCTTTTTCTAACTTAGCTTTTTACGGCATCAGGGCTTTCCTCCTCGCCCACTCCTTGCATTTTAGTCATTATATCTAATAAAACAGATAGAGGTATTTCTCTTCTAAGTGATGGTAGATCTCCTGATGAAAATATTTTTGCACCTGTTTCATCCTCTGATTTGGTAACAATAACCTGTAATGCAAAATCAAGGCTACCCTCATCTTGCCCCTTGTTCATAGCTACTAATGTACTGTTTATAGTGTCTCTATCAGCTATTGTAAGAGGTGTCCAAAATATTTTTAAAACAAGCTCATCTCCTTTAAAAACAGAATAACTACTACGTTCTTCAACACTGAAAGCCTGTTTCAGTTTGTCGATTGCTCTTACTGGTGTCATAAAAATTTGTATCTATTCTTGTAGTATAACTCAACCATATACACTCGGCATATTACTTGTAAATCTTTTGCTAGTTCCTATAAATGCAATATTTATATCAGATAATATTACTTTATTTTTCGTGTATATTTTATACCAATGTGGAGTGTAGGTAAAAGTTAATGGACTTTTTGCTGTTCTCCCTACATCTTCGTAAGCTATTATTCCCAGACCTTTTACAGGAATTTTTGCATTTTTATTGTTTATTGTAAAACCTGCATAGTTTATTTCATTCCCTATATAAACAGGCTTACTTAAAGGTGTAAATACAGATTTTCTTTTTACAGGAACTCTAGGTGTTTGATTAGGCACTGGACCGCCTACTTTAGACCCAAGTTCTATCCTAAATTTACCAACGCTTTTGGTTACCACTTTTGTAGGTTGTACTGGACTCGTAGATATTTTCCAACTTTTTGCAGAACTACCTGTCCACCACGGAGCAAAAAATTGTAACTTGTAGGCAATTTCAGCAGCAGCATTTTTCTTTGCCTTCAATATGTGATCTTCCAGATCCTTTGTTAAAAATGATATGTCCTTAACCATTAGCAGTAAATGTACAGGTAATAGCACTTAAAAAATGACTATCTTGTTCGTTGTTTACAGTTGTCGGTCCAGCTAATTGAGATACACGAGGAGACACTGCAAAAGTATCTACATAAGCACCTGTATTAACAGATTTTAGTCCTGTTATAACAGATTCAGCTATAGCAGAGGCACTTGCTGTTCCTTTATTTTTAGGGGTCATTACTCCACAACTTATAGAACCAGAATAATATGTAATAGCTGCTCCTTGAGGTTGAGTTGTGGATTGTGTAAAATCAAGGCTCACCATTACATATTTTTTATTTAAACCTGGAGTGTTGAATGGTGTATTATCAAAAACCACCGTTACGGTTGGGTCAGCATTAGCTACTGCATCCTTTATTGCTGTTTCAAATGCTGCTCTTGCTTTTACTAAAGTCATTAGAAAATTATATCAATACGGAACAGGTATTCCTGTCCTCCTTTAAGTGTACGAATATCTGTTATTTTTGCTCCTCTAGTCGATCCAGAAAATGTAAGAGTTATCTCATCTTGCAGTAAAGGTTGGTTATCACCTATTAAATCTGGTGTTATGTATAATCGTGCAATATTTTCTTGAAATCCTGCTTCTTCAGTGGACTGTATAAATTCTATAGGAACTTTTATTGTATAGCTGGTATCGACTGTTATGTACTCACCTGTGTCTGAGTTATAGCTAGATACACCCTTTCGTGTGTAGAGAATTGAAGTGTCTAATGAGTTCCCAAGTTGAGACACCACCTGTTTCGCTATTTGTTTAAACGCTGAGTCTAACTGTCCTGCCATTATCCTCGTACCGCCCTAAGTTGAAAAGCTCCTGATCCACCTATCATGTATGCTCCAAGATAACTTTGTAACCAGGGGTAAACATCCATAATATTATTTACTGCTCCTGATCCCTGGCTATCAGTATTGTACTTAACCTCTATATCACCTAGCTTTACTTCACTGAAATTACCATCTTTACCAGTTGTGTCTGTTATGGCTCCCGTATCGTTTGCTAATGCTCTTGCCAACTCAAACTGTGCATATTTAATATTTTGAGGAATAGTGGAACAAGAAAGCTCTACTCCATCTACCTGATAATTATTTCTTGGAAATTTTAATGCCTGACCAGAATCGCATCTATCCCCGTAAAAAACTAATGTATCTATCCATCTAGTAGATTCTATTAATGATCTGTTCTTTTGATCGTCTGTTTTATCGGTCCAGGTAGAGGAGCTAGATACAGTCTCAAAATAACTATTAGCTTCAGTCAATGTGACATAGCTATTAGCATTTGCTCCTTTTATTGTTGCGTCTATGGTAGCTGCCACGATTAATAATTAATTTTAGTTTTATTGTAGCGTAAAGAAAAAACCCCACCAATAATTGATGAGGTTTCGTTATGACCAAATTAATACTACTAAGCAATAGTAGAAGTATCAAGAGGTGAGTTGACTACTAAACGTACGATAGGAACTAAATCTGCATCGTATGTCAATGCCCATTTGTTAGCTGTTGCTAGTTGAGCGTTTGTTGGGTTGTCACCAGCATCTACCCACTTAGTACCCATAATGTGATAAGCACTATGGTAATCAACAGACATAACATCCTGCTTGGAAAGAATGTTTCTATCTGATTCAATACCTAATGGTGATTGCTGACCTTCAAGGATTGTTCCTGACTTGATTAAGTAGCAAAGAAACTCAGTTTGATGGCCTGATGCACCAGGAGCAACTGTATTAACTTGAGAGTCAATAACAACATTCATTCCAGCAAACTGTCCAATACCTCTGTCAGTGATGCCAACACCACCGCCACCCCACTGGATTCCTGTTCCAGTAGAAAGTGCAGAAGTAGAGAATGTCAACATACCAACCTGATATAGGTAGTAAGCAACAGATGGGTGAATTACTAGAGTATCTAGTTCTTCTCCTCTTTCTCCAAGAAGTGATCTAGCTCTTGCAACAGAAGATGCAGTTAGATAGTTTGCTTCACCAGCACCAGTAGCAGCAGCTTTCGCTAAATCTAAATGATTGGAACTAAGAGCAGATCCAAACAATCCTTGAAGATGGCTAAACAATCTTGCTGAATTTAATTTGTTGATAGCGTCTGCAATCTGGTTTCTGATGTGACCCATTGGATCTTCACCAGCAGCCAGTACAGCTACATCATCAACAGCATATGCAAAACCTCTATGACAGATAGTTGCAATTTGTGTTCCTGTACCAATCTTCTGTGGTGTCAAATAACCTTTGTTACTTGTACCCCATGTTGCTGTTCCATCTAAGATTTCCTCAGTTGGAGAGATTGGGTTGAACTCTGGAACTTGTATTCTTGTTCCACCTTCTGTTGCATCAAGAAGTGCGTTACGCACAACAGCACCAGACTTAATAAATGCACTACGCTCTTTGATAGCTTCGGAAACGTAAGTGCTGAGATTATTTCTCTTAACGATGTCCGCTAGTAGGACACCGCCAGAATAATTCTGAAACGGAGCAGCCATTCAGATTACCTTAAATACTTTTGCGATACCCTAGTCACGGACAAGGGGATTAGTTTCACGGAAACTAACTATTTTTGTGCCTCTTGCTTGAGCACGGCTGCAAGCTGTGGGTCTTGCTCTAATAGTATCATTTGTTGAGTGAGATTGCCCGTTTTCCAAGGA